CTACGCTAAAATCAAAACCTTTGAATTCTTTGGTAAAATAATCTTTAGTGGTGTTTTTAAACACTTCATGTTGTTGCTCTGCTACATTTTGCTCTTCGTTGTAGCGATTGAAAAAATCCATAGCTTTTTTTTGTTCTTGAGTTACTCCGGGTCTCAACTTGATTTCGTCGTAATATTGACTCTTTAAACCATTTAAATGCTTCTGTGCTTTTGCAACCTCTTCTTTATATGCAAGTTTCTTCTTCCGAATATCTCTTGCGTCATCTACTTCTTCATCAAATGAAAAATTATCTTCTAATAGAAAACTAATCTCTTCTGAATCTAGATGTGATTTTGTGTTTTTATAATACTCTTTTAATAAAGTATCATTATCTACATTAGTATAATCAGCGTTTAATCTAACGTAATCTTCTAATGTTCCACCTGTTTCTTTCATAAAGTCTACGACTTTTTCGATGTTTTCAGGTAGATTAATATCTTGTTTAACAGTTTGCGGTTCCTCTGCTGTAATCTCAGCTTGTGGTTCCATTTCTTCACCTATAGAAATTACCTCTTCTTCTTCTTCTTTAACTTCTTCAATTACAGGTTTTTCTTCTTGAACTTCAGCAATCGGGCTGGACTCTTGTACTTGTTCGTCCACTTTCTCGCTATCTCCGGATGTTTCAACCACAGGTATTTCCTTTGTTTCTCTGACTTGAATGGCATCTTGTTCTTCTGTTTTAGGTTTTGATAAATCTACTTTTATAGGTTCATCATTATTTGATAAATTTTTAGGCTTAAGAATTTTAGCTTTTACCTTAAGCTTTCCAGCTTTTTCCTTTGTTTCTGACATAATAAAATAATATAAAAATTAATAAAAATTACATACTTAACTCTTCCATGTTGTTTTCAAAATCAGTAGGTAACCCGTCTGTTTGACGTTGTGTAATCATTTGTGATTGTTGAGAAGCTTGTATTTTAGTTCGTTTATCTTTACGATCTTCTATTTGAGCTTCTTTTTTTGTTGACGCATCAACTTCCATTTGTTTAAGTTTCATGTTGTACTCAAACTCTTTAGCCATTAACTGTTGTTTGTTTTGTAGCTCTTGTTGCATTCTCTGTATTTCCATTTGAGACTTAGCTTGCTCAATTTGTATTTCAGTCTGTGCTAATGCCTCTCCTTTTTGCACTTCTTGCATTGAAGCTTTTTCTGAAGCTTCTGAATTAGAATCTGCTTGAGCAGCAATATTAGCCATTTGAGCTTGTTGATCAGCTTCTTGCTTTTTAACTCTCTTGTATTTTAAAACTTGATTAGCTAAAGTTAAGTTTCTTATTTCTCTAATGTCAATAGCATCTTCAAGGTATATTTGATTTTGCTGTAAAGCCATTTGTATATTTTGTTCTAACATAGCTTTTTCTTCTTCTTCAGGTTCTAAATCCATGTATATACCAAAATCATATAAATGTAAATCATCTATTTCATGTAGTGTTGCAACATTAAATTTACCTATACTAGCTTTAAGTGCATTATTAGTTAAATCAAAATCTAACATATCAGCTATTCTAAGCGATATGTTTTCACAAGTTCTAAGCGTTAAATATAAACTACTATTTAAAATATGTTTAGTTGCTATGTTAGAAGCATTGGCAGCCATTTTTTGCAAGCCGACCAACGCGTCTTTGTCTGGTAAACTGCCATCTCTTGCTTCGTTCAATCCTGTTACGTCTCTTATCATTTGTAAATAATACTGATAAGTGTTGATCAACGATTGTATTTTTCCATTAGCACTAGATGTTTGTAATTCTTGTATAGGTACTTTACCTCTATTAGGATCACCATCTTGTGTTAAACTTCTACCAACTATACTACCAGTTTGGAAATACATGTTTAATGCTTCCTGAGGATTATAATTAGTTCCATTACCTAAATCAACTTCAGATAAACCATCAACATCTACAAAGACACCATCTGGAACCATTCTAGCAATCACCTGTTGTAATTTAAGTGATGTAAGTTGTATCATATCAGCAAAACCAGTTATACGTCCTACAAGTGAATCTATACGACCTTGATACATATGAGGCGCTACAATATTGTAGTTCATATTAACCTTAGTTAAATCACTCTTAGGTCTTGTCATGTTTTCTGACATTTCCCATTTAAGCATTTGTTCTACACCCATAACTTTAGCACCTGTAAACAATACTTCTATTGTTCTAGATACTCTTTCAAAATTATCACTTTCTGGCGGATTAAATGTATCAGGTTTTTCTAATACTTTTTCTAAACCATTATCAGTGTTTTTAACTTTAAAAACTTGATCTATATAAGATTTGTATTCAAAATATATAACCTGTACTAAATCATCATCGTTATTACGGTTACGCATATAACCTTCTCTACCAGGATACTTTTGTATTGTTTTAAGCTCTTCGTTAGTTAAATTAGGAAATTCTTTTTTTAACTCAGGTAGTGTTATAGATTTTATTTCACCTACATAATATAGGTCTTGAAAATTAGGATCGTTAGTATATGAATAAACTAAATTAGAAGGATTAACATAGTCTATTTTAACACCTTCAGCTTTATTAAAACTAGTTTTAACAGCTCCAATACCAACTGTTACTATATCTTCTATAACTCTTTTGTTAATTAATTCGTATTTATTAAAATCTAATACATTATTAATAACTTCTTCTTCAGCAATTTCTATAGATTGTTTATAGTTTAATTGCATATGCACTTCTAACTCTTCCTTTGATTGTGGTAAATTAGCTGGATCAACTACATTATAAACATCTACCCCTAAGTTTTCTTGTATACTATTAAGTAAAGGCTTAGATAACATGTCTCTTAATATAGACGAAGCATAATTTGTTCTTTGTTTTAAAGAAAAAGGATCTTGAGCATATGCTTTTATATCGTATTTTTTAGAAGATATACCGTTTACTACAATATCAACAAACTTTGGAATTATTGGCACTGGCTTCCAGTCTAAGTTTAAATAAGATAAATCACCATTAATTGATAATTCATCTTTATATTTTTGCACAGGTTGCTCACCTCTAGCGTATAATCTTAACCTGTTAAAGTTTTGAAACCCTTTCTGCCATCTTGTTCCATTAACTCTACCACCTCTAAACCATTCATATTCAATGGCTTGCCCTACTTGCAGACCATACTCTAAACTAAGCTTTTCCGCGACAGGTACCACCTGACTAGGAAAGGAACTATTAGTACTCGTATTAATCATCTAATTAATTATTTTTGATTTTGAACCTTTGTTGTCATACTTAGAAAAACTTAAACTTACTTTTTCTTTTATATGTTCCGGTATAGGTCTATATTTATTTTTATTGCAAGCCATGATAGCTAAACCAGAGCTTATAGATGCATCATGTTTTGTTCTTTTATTTATATCAAATGCAGCCCAATCTTCTAATGTTCTTTGAAAATACATTGTTCCATACTGCTCATTATTATATCCTATAAACATTTCAATATAAGATTCAATAGCTGCGGCATGAGCTTGCTTAACATCTTCACTTGAATTAGGTATACCACCTATTTCTTTTTCCGTTACAGATAATTTATATGCTGTTTTGTCTGGTCTGTTCATAGAGTAACCTCTATAACCTCTTCTTTTTAAATGATATAATAATCTAGGTTTATTATTCTCTGCTAATATGGGCATACCATAAAAATGTAAAGCCATAAGCACATCTTCAAAAAATGTTTCAGCAGTTTGTGGTCTAGCTATATATTCTAAAAAAAATAAGTTAGGTGGACAAGTATCCATAGTAAACTTAGTTAAACCGTGCAACGCACCTTTAGATCCTCTACCATCTACAGTTCCTGATATATCATAACTATCACAACCAAAAGCACCCATATGCTCATTAGCAGGATACTTCATACCATTTTTAATAATAAATCTATTTTGTTGTTGAACATCTGGAACCCAAGACACTATAAACCTACCTTGTTTACTAGGAACAAATTGAACGCTTGTATCTTTAATCCCACCTTCCCACATAAAATTACCCTGTGTAACAACATTTGAGTGTTTTAAATCTTCATTATAATCTATTTGTTCATAGATTTTTGTAAGATTAAACAGTGATTGTTTTGTTTCATCTCTGAAAGCATGTTTCTCTGTACGTGGAAACTGTCTATATAATTCATTAAGTGCATCAGGATCATTCTTAAGGCCATCTACTTCGTTTTCCCAGTGTTCGATAACACCGATTTCAATGGGGAAACCATCTGGCCCTTTTTTAGGTTCTTCCGGTGTCTCAAAGACAGGTAATCCATAAGAATCAATGTATCCTTCGTAATTCCACTCCATAGGAATGAACAAGCTATATAATCCCGAGCTAGTCTGCCCGTTGCGGTTTCTTCTGGTAACGTCTGAGTCATCATACAATTTTTTATAATTTCTACCTCCTTTATCTAAAGCATTCGACGTTGAACCCATCATACACTTACCTATAATTCTAGAACCTAATCGTAAACAAGTTTTTGTAACCCTCCAGTTGTTTAATATATTATCAGGTTTTTCCCACTTACCAGATTCATCGTGTACAAGTAATTTTAATTTTTCACCATCATAACTGTTGTCTCCTGTATTCTTCCAGTCAATAGTTGTATCTAATCCTTCTAATTCTTCTAACTGTTCATTGCTATCTAGTTTACGTCTTGTAAATCTACTAGCAGGAACTCTGTATGCAAGTTCTGTTTTCGGTCGATCCATACCGTCTTGAATCGGTTTGAAGAAAAACGGATAGTTGACGGAAATTGGTACGATTTTATCGGTAAACATTTTCTTTGCATCAGCCCCAGACTTTGATAATACACCGTATCTAGCATCACTAGAGATAGTGGCAAGGTTGACAGTTTCGCCTGATGCCATGAATGAAAAACCAGACCGTCTGTTTTTGAGGTAGCACATTCCGTAGCAACGTTTATCTGCTTTACAAGCTTCCCAGAATATAAAGAATAATCTGTTTGCTTCCCTAAAATCTGCTTGCCCAACATCAATCTTGGACCACTGCAGGTACATGTAATGAGTACCAGTAATATAAGTAGCTTTACCCTGATTAATGAACCAGTAACCTTCGTGGCGCCTAGCAAATTCTCTATCAATATACCCATACCATTTTTCTTTAAAATCATCTGGATATTGTTTCCAGTCAAATATTGTTTTAATTTTTTTTAATGTTTTAGGATATTCATGTACTTGCCATTTGTCATAATCCTTGTTAACATCTTTCTCTTTTGGTAATGCTATTTTTAAGTTTTGTATTTCGTATATCTCACCTATCTGACCTGTTTTAGATATAACAATAACATCATGTTCTTTGTTATAACCATAATCCCACTTTTTAGATTTATTTAATCTTTTTATTACATGAGGTTTTATGTGATCAATTACTTTATATAACGTTTGCTTATACATTACTTAGATCTTCTTTCTGCAAAACCTCCAAAAGCTTCAGTTTTCTTTTCTTCTTTTGGTTTATCATTTAACATATCCTCTTCTTCTTTAATACGATTTAGTATTTCAAAAGCATCAAATATAGCTAACTTTTTAGTTGCAGCAGCGTTTTTTAATCTATCAGCTGATATATCATCATCAGAATCAACTATAGCTTCTTTTGCTACCTTAATAAGTTCCTCAACTGCTTTGTGCCCAGCTAGGATTATATTCTGTTTCGTTTCCTTGACGTTCATACTTAATTACAATATCATTTGATTTCATACAATAAAGACGCTTGCCATCAACTACAAAATCAAACTCACCAAACGGT